TTTAGGTCAACTTGATGAAGCTATTGATGCATTAGAAGAAGACGAAGACGAGCCTTTAAATTAGGATGTGGAATCCTCATCGGATTTTGTGTCTCGTTGATGGTAGTTTCGGTGCTGGTGATGATTCACTGGTACTTTCTACATCTATAACATCTTCGGGTGTTATATTTATAACTCTACGATTGCTTTTTAACAGCTCAGCTATTTCTTGATTCATTTCCTTTTCATTCTTATCTTCATCTAAGGTGCCATGTAGAATGTGTTTTTGTTCTACATATAATCCACCTGCTTTGCCTCGCATATGTTCTGCGTTAGCTGCAGCTGAGAATGATCTGTGTTTGAGTGCTTGATCTCTTATTTTAGCGAGCTCTGTCACATGCCTGCCATAATTCACTTTGAAACGATTTCGTTGTTCTTCTCGTAGTTCACCCATGTATTTTACTACAAGGGGAGAATACTCTGGATTTTGTAAACGTGATGCCATAGGACGTGCATTGTTGGGTTCATACCCAGCTTCAATGGCACATTCATAATCAAACTTACGTCCTTCATGTAGAACTAATAATTCTGCAAATTTACGTTGCATACCGGTTAATCTTGCGGGAACTCCCATACTTGACTTTTTAAGCCAACAACGATAAAAAGTCAATATGAATAAAGATATAGAAGTATGGCAACAAAGGAACGAAATACTACACAAAAAGGTGGAAAGAATGATGGAAGAGTCACGAGAGAAAGATATTGCTTTGGCTAATGCATTAGAGGTTAATGAATCTCATCAAAAACTTAACGGTAAATTACAAATGAAAATTACAGAGCTAGAACAAGATAATTTAGAGTTGCATGCTGATAATAAAAAGATATCGCGTCAAGTTGAAGATCAATTGGATAGAGCCCGGAAGGCAGGACTCTAATGTTAAGAGGTAGAGATATAATTATGATCTTTGACAGATTCGTTGGTCCAAAGAAGGGCAGTGGAGTTGCTCAAGATGCCCGAGTACAAGTTCGTACACCTGATGGTAGACATTATGATTTAAAAGGTATAGACCTTGTTGAAAATAAAATTCTTGGTGCTCGTGAGACTCATCGAATTGTAATTTCAACACATGAAGAAGTTGCTGAAATGGGGAAACCAAAGCTCATTGTATAATGTAGGTGTTGGCTTAAAATAGACCATGGGACCAGAAAGAAAATTATGGTATGAGCTTAAAAGAAATACACCTCAAATTAAATGGACAAGGCTTGAAAATACTAGCTTACTCGGTACTCCTGATCTATTGGGCTACAATAGTTCTGGCAAGTTTTTCACTGTTGAATTAAAAACAACACGTGCCAACAAAATTAAATTTTCACCTCATCAAATTGCGTTTCATATTCGTCATCCACACAATACTTTCATCTTAGTAAAGGCGCTCGGTCAGAGCGACCTGAAACTTTTTCAAGGGACACAGATTCAGTCGCTTGTGGCTTGCGGCTTTAAGCTTGCCGCTTGTAGCTTGGGGCTTAAATCAGTAATTGAGACGCTTGAGGCTTGTGACTAGCCGCCGGGCGCTTGGGGCTTGAGGCTTTAAAAAAAAAGCGGGCTGTTTATGACTAGTGTTTAGGGTATGAGACATTGGCTACCTTCCGGTCCCAACAGTTTCGGCAGCTCTTGCACTCATTACCTTGCTTTGAAGCGGGGCATGTGAAGGCCTGAGTCGACACGGTCGACGTCCAGGGCCAGCTCTTAACCGGTTGTTGATCTATCATATGACTTGAAAATCTAATTGTTAAATTTTTGGGAATGCTATCATGATTTAATGGCAAAAATTTGGCTTCTCGTGTTGGCAGCCAGTGACTGGTCTCTGGCGTCGCTTCGCATACTTCAAAAATTCGTTTTAGGTGCCAGGTTGACTGCAGGTCCCCTGAGTCGTGCCAGCGGAATACCTCTTCGCCTTTAATAAGTACAGTCATGGCCAGAACCCATTGCGGGTGCTTGAGGCTTTCCATCCTGCGGGCTAGCGCCTGTCTAACATTGTTGAAATTGTATCTACCTTTTAAAGCATAGCAGCCTGAACAGACTGAGCCCGGCACAGCTTGCAGCTTGGCCCCTGTAATACATGCGCGAGCTGGCAGGTTGTATGAAGGCCCGGGCATTTTAGATGGTGCGCTCAGGCCTCCGGTTATTTCTTTCGCTTCTTTCTTTAACATATAATTTTATATCAAATGAATCTGGCCATATTATGGCGCTTGTGGCTTGTAGCTTGAGGCTTGCCTCTTGGCTCTCTCAGGCTTGGAGCTTGCAGCTTGTCGCCATTGATTTTAATCCGGGGGCCATGTCTGGACCATCCATTGCTCATGATCTTTAATTCCAGGGCAATCGTCGCCAGCTGAGGCGACGACGCGTGACTTACTTCTATTGTGAATTTTTTAGTCAAGTAGCACCATATATTCTTTAGCAAAATACTGACGGAAAAAATTGATTCCATTACGTACTTTTTGCCAGTCGTCCTGGTGTTCACTGAAGCCAGGTTGTTGCTTAGTCGCTGAGTCTTTACGCTCAGCCTTCAGATTCAGATCTATTACTGTGTCGTATATAATAGCCGCGAACCTAGGCAGGTCGATGCTTTGACCGCTGAATGGGTTTATTCTTGTTGTCATATCAGTTGTTGCTTCACCTTCAGTCAACTCATATGGCAGTTTTAGTTTTTTGTTTTTATAGTTTATTTCTTTCATATTTCCTTTTTGTTAGTGTTAGCGCTGGTCCTGGAATGCCTCCCAGGACCGGTGAATGATTTGGCAAATTTTATGAGCGGAAAATCATTAAACGAGCTCAAACTGTATCCTATATTATCCTATCTCACATGTCAAGCTGCTTGTTGCTTGGAGCTTGCGGCTTGCAGCTTTTTTCTTTTTTTAATTTTTTTGGCCAACCGGTGAGGGTGGCAAACTACCCAGACCATCTCACCGTACGTTAGTTAGACGCTTGACCCCAGGTCCTAGAAATCTTTAGCGCGCTCAACATATTGTATGACCGCTAGGACCAGGGCTCAAGTTTCATATAACCCATATGCGCTGAACTTACGAACGCATATGAGCAAACCCCTTTACATTGTATAGGCTAGCCGCAATGTAATTAAGCTTTGTTCATATTTAATTAAACCAATATAATATTGCCAAACCGACAATACCTAAAATTGGATATAACCATAAACTTTCTAAAATCATTCGCCCTTTTTTGCTTTATTAAATGATTTAGTTAATTGGTCATTTTTCCATTGTTCTCTATCCAACTGTGCTAATCTCATTTGAGAATATAAGAACAAGCAAAAACCACCCACTATTAAACCAAGTCCAACCCATAGTATTAAGTTATAATCTATCATATATAATCTTATATAATATGTTGACTATTACTGTCAATAGTGTATTTTAATTAAATAACAGAAAGGTAAATTATGCGTTTAAGATTAAATCAAGAGTATCGTAATAAAATTGCTAATCGTATGCGAGTGCATATTGAGGCAGAACATACCCAAGAGAAAGAGAAGTATTTTGTCGCAAGAGAAAATATTAAAGGTCAACAAGATGTTGCGTGGGATTTGGCACACACTATTGTTCGTAGACATTACACCGAAAGTGATGTTGAGAAAGCGAGATATTTACAGAACAAATTTGAAAATGTAAATACTGTTGCTAGTGATAGTTGCTTTCATCTTGGTTATAATGGTCAAGCCGAAGAACGTGACGACAATGACAAACTTAAAATGGTTGATAGCAGAATATCACACCATTTTGATTTTAAAATTGACGGTGGCATAGGTGGTCAAGATAGTGGCAGACATGACCATGATTTTGGTTATGCTTATTTTCGTGATGAACTAAAAGCACAAGAGGGTTGCAATCCAGATATTAATATTGAAATGTCTGGTAAAGATCGAAACCCATTTCAAACTAAATTTCAAGACGCAAACTCAAAGTATCTTGGAACAAATGGTGGTCGTGAAAATCAAACTTCATATTCAAAAGAATGGAATGATGATTATAAACTTGATTTGATTGGTCGTGAATATTGTCGTGATCGTCAACTTGATTGTTCCAAACAAGAGTTTG